ATGGGATTCAAAACCCCAAAACCCAAGAAACCCCAATTCGGAAAATAACCCCTGCTTAATTTTTAAGCAAATCGGGTTTTCCCATATACATATTTTTTAAGAAATATAACCATTGTCGATAATACTACGACAGTAGTATTAAGGAACTAATAATGTAGTAGTACTAATGTAGAACAGAACTATATTCTATATAACCAAGAATCATGCCAGGTAGTTATCCACACAGTTATCAACAGCTTTATCCACAGGCTATTGATTGTTGTTACACGATAGAAATTACTCATTGTTAAATTTATTTGTGTTACTGTAATGTCCGGTTGTGCAATTTTGCACAGCGATTAGACCTTAAAGGGGATTAGTTATGACGTACCTGAAAGACATTAAGTTGTGCGTAGACTGCGCGTTCTACGGCAATCCACACGGTCAGAAAGACCGCTGTATCAATCCAGAAGTTACCGAGGTCAGCATGGTAACTGGCAAGGAAGATTACCCCTATTGCTTTGCTCAACGTCAGTCCTACCGGCTTGGTGACTGCGGTCAGTCTGCGCGTTTCTTTGTCCTGAATGAAGAAATGTCTATTGAACGCGAAAAGAAGCGCCAGGAGTTCGAGGAAGCTATGCGTGACTGTCCGTTCTAAGGGGATGCTATGACCAGAGATGACATTGTTAAATGGGCGGCAGAAGCTGGAATCATGCCGCCAGATTGGGGCGCGACTGAAAACCAATGGAGAAGCCTTACTGCGTTTGCTGAACTTGCTGCGGCTTATGAGCGAGAGGAATGCGCGAAGGTCTGTGAACAAGCTGGCGTAGATGGCTACGGCACTCTGGCTGCCGCCTTACTAATACGCGAAAGGGGTGCGCCATGATCACACTAACCCGCGAGGAAGCGCAGCAGGTGCTGGATGCGTTTGAAGTGGCGACAACGCATTTTGCAAAAGACCGGCAGGAAATATTGGCAGCAAGAGAAAACCTCCGCGCCCGACTCGCGCAGCCTGAACCGGAGCCGGTTGCAAAGATGCGCGAGATGCTGGAGGTGCAAGGGCGTGATGGCACATGGAATTACGAACCGTACTTCCACGGCATGTACAACGGCATGGAGCTCATGCTCGCGTTAGCGGAAAGCCGTGACCCTGTATTTCGCAAAGCCCCTGAGAAGTGGCTAAACACCCCACCACAGCGCAACTGGCAGGGGCTGACAAATAAGGAATACGAAGCAATGGCAGAAAAATACGTTACAAACTGCTATTTCGATACATTGAAATATGCCCGCGCCATCGAAGCCAAGCTGAAGGAGAAGAACACATGAAGAAACTAATCTTTTTCTGCGTTTTTCTAGCAAACCCTGCTTTTGCAGAAGAATGGTGGGAAGCATCTAACCAGGCTGGAGGCAAGATTGTCCTGACTACCCAGACTGCCGACTTCTGTTCTAAGAACTCTTGGATTGCTTACATAGAAACTACCAAGCAAGACGCTATCTACGGTTGTTGGGTTGTTAGCAATGACCGTATTCATGTTCGGTACAGAAATGGAACCGTCAAGGTTTATGACAAGGAAGGATGGGTCTACAAAAATGACAACAAGTGAAGTGAATCAACTGCCCTGGTCGCTAACCTGTGACATTGCCTGTCGCGCCATGCTGTTAAACATCTCTTTCGAGGAAGCGGTTCAAATTGCTATCCGTCAATACTTAGAAGTTACAAAAGGGGAAACTCAATGACAAGTCCTAATCAAGATGATTTCGCGCCAGAGATTCGGCGCTCTGCCTGGTGGTCTGGTGACAGCCGCAAAGCTGCTAATGGCAAAGCTGCTGACGTTATCCTAGAAAAGCTAGGCAAGCGGGAAGCACCCGATCTGTCTGGTATTGAAGCCGTGCAAATGGGCAAAGTGATGGAGCCTACCATTGCCAGACTATTCCAGGATAAGCACCGCATTGAATTGAAAGACGCTGACTATGCACTTTCACATAAAGATGAACCGTGGCTACGCTCTCACTTTGATTACATCTCAGCAGATGGACGCATACTCGTTGAATGCAAAAATTACAACGCTGGCGTTATGTCTAAGTTCGACGAAGAAACAAACCTGGTTCCTGCTGCTGATATGGCGCAACTCATACACGAAGCTGCCGTACATAACGTGGAGTCAATATACCTTGCGGTCTTGTTCGGCGGTCAGGCATTCCGCACCTATCACTTCACCATTACTGACGCACAGAAAGAAGACCTGATCAGGCAAATGGCAAAACTTTGGGGCATGGTAGCCACCAATACCCCGCCAGAACCTGACAGCCTGGAGTCAGTCAAGCTGATCTATCCAGAGTCAACAGAAGCCACCATCGTCGCGTCTGGCGCTGTCGAGAAAGCCTGTGAAGCACTGAAAGCTTACAAGGCCAAGATCAAGGAACTAGAGGATCAGTCAGAAGCCCTTGAGGTCGCTATCAGGGGCTACATGACAGACAGGTCTACGCTGACGGATTTGGCTGGCAGAACCCTAGCAACCTGGCGCACCGCTAAAAGTTCCAGCAAGTTTGACGCAAAGCTATTCCAGCAAGCCATGCCGGACATCTATGAGAAGTTTGTCGTGGAAACCCCAGGCAGTCGCAGATTCCTACTTAAATAAGGAGATGAGATGGATGACATAGAAAAAATGCGTAAAGAACTACATGAAAAGTACGCAAAACAAACAAGGGAAATGAACGAGCGACTTGCCAACAAAACCATCAAACAATTTCAAGAAGCCGTGATTGGTCTAAAAAGACTGATGATCATGTGGGGCGATATTGATTTGTCTGACTGGAAAGAAAAAATTTTAGATGGCGTGGTTGCCGAAAGCGATTTCGATGTTGCTCGATCTTTCACAATCATGTTGCAGATTTTAGAAGTAGATATGGAAATGTTTATTGATGCTTATGGCGGAGATACTGAGGAGATGAGAAATGAGTAACTTAGTACCAGTTCAAGACATAGAGCGCATGGCGTTAGCTGTGGCTAAGTCAGGTTTGTTTGGTGTCAAGACTTCAGACGAAGCTATGGCGCTAATGCTGATCGCTCAAGCAGAAGGCCAGCACCCTGCAATAGCTGCGCGTGACTATCACATCATTCAGGGCAGACCAGCACTAAAAGCTGACGCAATGCTGGCAAGGTTTCAGGGCGCTGGTGGAAAAGTTCAATGGGAGGACTACACAGATGAACGAGTTTCTGGAATTTTTAGTCATCCTAGTGGCGGGTCTATTACTGTTACTTGGACTATCGATCAGGCAAAGCATATTGGTTTGGTTAAGCCTAGTTCGGGATGGCATAAGTATCCTCGCGCAATGCTTAGATCGCGCTGCATCTCAGAAGGAATCAGAGCAGTGTATCCAGGCTGTGTGGTTGGAACCTATAGCGTCGAAGAAGTCCAAGACTTTGACGATAAACCGGCAAAGGTTGTCACGCCAGAGATCAAAGACATGGGTGCGGCAGACATCGTTGACGAGATTAAGTCAGCTAAGACCGTAGGTGAAGATTTTTTGCCTCTGTACATACCAGGTCAAGAGGAACCATACGACTTGGCGGAGAACTTAGACGCTTGGGAGACTATTTTCTACCAAATGATTTCAAAGGTAAAAGCAGGAAAGCTTGATGACAAGCAGAAGCTAGAGAAACTCAAAGCTTTCAAGAAGGCAAACCAGCACGTTATTGAAAACATGACACCGACAGCAAAGACCAAAGTCTTGGCAGCAGTCACTACCTTGGAGGAAGTATGAAACAGCATCAATCAGAACCAGGCAAGGGCGTACTCTTTCAGAACGATAAGAAAGCGCCAGGATCAGCACAGCCTGACTACAAGGGCGTGATCACTGTAGACCGAGATGTTAAGGCGGGTGAGCAAATCAAGATCGCTGCTTGGAAGAAAGCCACCAGAATCGGTGAACTGATCAGCCTAGCGCAGGATAACTGGACACCCGATCCTAATTACCGCAAGCCACCAATGGAAGCGCCCTCGGCAACATTGAAGAAGCCTAGAGAGTATGACCCATTCAAGGATGACGAAGTACCGTTCTAATGGCTTCCTCTAAAACGCCAACCCAACGCAGTCTTGAGTATCTGCGAGAACAGGGCTACTTCTGCGCGATAGTAGAGAAGTGGAATCCTTGGTCAAAGATACGTCAAGACCTTTGGGGATGGTGCGACATCCTAGCTATTCGCAAGAACGAAGTCTTAGCCGTTCAGGTGACGAGCACAGGTGTCGCAGAGAGGATCAAGAAGATTCAAGAATCACCCACGATTGCGCTGGTCAGAGATGCCGGTATTCGAGTTGAAGTTCACGGCTGGCGCAAGAATGT